TAACATTGTCTGAGACATCGCCGGAAGATTTTGGCGTGTCCGTTGTGTTTGGCGTGAACGAAGACGCGATGCAGGCGTTGACAGCGGAAAACACGAGCAACGGGCGGTTCATCAGTCCGGACGAAGACAACAAAAACAACTACCCACACGCACGCATGAGCAGCCTGCGGGCGGCTGACGTGGTTGACAGTCCGGCGGCAAATCCTGACGGGCTGTTCCGTCGTGGCCAAGAGGTTGCGGACGAAGCCGACCGGATGCTGGAGTTTGCATTGGGGCTGTCTGCCGACGTCCCACAATTGGCACTGTTTGATGCTGATCCGCAGCGTGTGGCTGCTGCTGTTCAGCGGTTTTTGTCTCGCCACAATCTGAAAGTTGAAAGGGTACAGCCGATGCCGGAATCACAGGCACCAGCCGACCCGCAGCCGACGCGCGAAGATTTCGCAGCAGAGTGCAAGCGTTTCATCGCTTCATTCGGCGCGAAGGGCGGCGAGTGGTTTGCGGACGGCAAAACCTACACGGAATGTCAGGATCTGTTGATTGGCGAATTGCGTCAGCAGTTGGCCGCGAAGGATGCACAGATTGCAGAACTGCAGGGCAAGCTGGCCGCAATTGATCTCGGCGAAACAAAGCCGGTCAATTTTGGCAGCCATGAGGACACCCAGAAGCAGCAGGCGGCGAGCCTGCGGGGCGGAATGCTGGGGCGGATCAATATCAACGGGCGGTCACACGCCACCAGCAATTGAGGAGAATTGAACGATGGCCAATGATTACGTAGCAATTGCGGACTTCGTGGCGGATGCTCTGGACGTGGCGCGAACACGTACCAGCGATTTGCTGCTGGCCGCGCCGACCGTGGCGCGTATGCCACGAATTGCACCGGCAGACGGCGGGACCACTCACAAGTACAACAAGTACACCGGATCTCCGGTTGTGGGTTTCCGGTCTGAGAACGATGGCCGCGAGAACGACCACAGCGAAGATACTGTGGTTTCCGTCAGCCTGAAGATTGCAGACTTTTCTTTTGCGGTTGACATGGCTGTTGCCGATGCGTGGCGTGATGGTGGGCCTGAAGCCTTGATTGCACGCGAAGGTGCACGGCACTTGTCGGCAATGCTGGCGAAGCTCGAAAAGCAGGTGTTCTACGGCACCGGAACTGGCGGCGATGCTGCAGGATTTTCCGGGTTCATGAACAGCACTTTTCTGGATGCGTTGGCCGATGACATGGTAATTGACGCAGGCGGAACCACCGCAGCGACTGCATCGAGTGTCTACGCGATTCGGTTGGGCGTTGACGATGTGGCGATGGTGACGAAAGACACCATCGACATCGGCGAAACGACTGTGCAGCGTGTGGCTGGATCGACCGGGTTTTATCCTGCCTACTGGACGCCCGCCAGCGTTTGGGTTGGTCTGCAGATGGGTGGCAAGTATTCGATTGGTCGAATTGCCAATCTCACCGCAGACAGCGGCAAGGGCCTCACCGATGACCTGATTTCGGATCTGCTTGGCGAGTTCCCGGTTGACAGCCAGCCGACGATTTTGGTAATGAATCGCCGAAGCCTGAAGCAACTGCAGCAGTCCCGAACGGCGACGAACAGCACGGGCGCACCAGCACCGTTTCCGCAGGAAGCGTTTGGTGTGCCGATCATCGTTACCGATCAACTGCTGAGCACTGAAGCCTTGGAGACCTGATGTGGCATCTGCTCTTGAGTCAGCAATTGGAGCGGGTCTGAAAATGATCCGACGCACTGCAGGCGTGTCCGTTACGGTTACCCGTGGCGCGTCCGTGGTGACGGTTGCCGACGCCGTTCAGGGGCAGAGCCAGAAGGTTGTAATTGACGAGACATCTGAGACGGTGGTGGAAGCTTGCGACTGGTTGATGTCAGTCGCAAGCTACACACTTGGCACACCGGCGGTTGGTGACATCATCAGCCGGACCGTCAACGGAGTCAGCTATACGTGGACGGTGGAATGTCCTGCAATGGGCATTCCGCCTTTTGATTGGTCCGACACAGCACGGACAACGTATCGCATTCATGCACGCAAAGACGGCGCAGCAGCGTTTGAGGTGGTGACGCCAAACGGCTTCGATGTCAGCGGCAATGAAATGAGGTACGCATGACGGTCAGCGTGAATCTGCAGGGCCTGCACGAGGTCGAGGTGGCGTTTGCGGACTTTGCTGAGTTTGGGCAGCGTGGATTGGCGTTGTCCGTGGTGCGGGCTGGGTTGCGAGCTATCGGCCAGCAGATGCAGGAGGATATGAAGCCACAGGTGCAGCACATTGCGGCGGAAGTCGGCTATCGATTTGACCGCAAAACGAGCAGTACAATGGTGGCCGGGCGTGTCGGTGTTGGGGTCGGAAAACATATCGAACGGCAGAATATAAACAGGGGCAGCCGTGGCATTGGGATAACGTCAGGCACCTGGCATTGGTGGGTGTTGGGTTCATTTAAGACGGGGCAGCGGTTCACGAATCGCACCCGAGCCAATCGTGGCATATTGAAAGCACAGCAGCCGAATTTTGCACAGCGGGCAAAAGATCGAGCACACGAGCGAGCACGGGCCGCCATGCAGGCGGCAATGGAACGATCAACGGAACGGTTTTTCAAGTCAAAATGAAGGGAGCCGATCGTGGCAAAGTTGAAGGTCAAGGGAACAGTCATTAAATGCACGATTGCCACCGTTTTGACGGCAATTGGACAGATTACGGAATTCAGTCACAGCGGCGCGGAGTCGGAAACCTACGACGCAACGACAATTGACACAAGCGGAGCCGGAAAAGAGTACAGCCAGACGGGTTACACGGAGGGCGGCACGTTTGATTTCAGCGTGTTTTACGATGTTGATCTGGCAGCGCATCAGGCGTTGACGGATCTGCTGACCACGCCGGGTGACATGGTGTACAACATCACGTTCACCGATGCGACTCCGACAACGTCGGCATTTACCGGGGCCGGAATTACGTTTGGTTTCACCGGCGCAATGAATGACGGGTTGAAGGCCGATGTGTCCATTAAATTGACCGGCCTGCTGGCGTACTCAACATGAGAATACGGTTGATACGGGAAGACCTGAATGCACCACCCGGCACCGTTCACGATGGCATTGAGAAGCGGGCCGGTGGTGTATTGTTTTGGCGCGTCGGCACGGTGATTGACGTGGACCGCAGGGCGGTGCAGTTGCTGGTGGGCAATGGTGATGCTGAACCGGCAGACGAGGAAGCGGAGGCGGCTGTGCCGAATTGGCGTCACGGCCGGGAGAGGGTGTTGTTGGCTAGGGAGATGTTGGCACGGGGCATCGATCCGGATGACCGCGAGCGGTTCAAGCGCGGCGAGTTACTGGGGTACAATGCGGACGGGTCAGAAATCGCCGGGCCGAATTTCGGAGGGTGTGAGGATGAGTAGGTTGGTGGTGGACCGTGGGGCGTTTTTGGCGGGCCTGTCCGATCGTCCGAAGGAAGATGTGCCGATTCCTGAACTGCAGGCCGGGGCAGTTATTCCAGTGTGGGGCATGACCGCACGCGAGCGGACGGCATTTGAAAAGCAGTTCGCGGGCAAGAACGGCCAAACGATTGACGCACGAGTGCAGGAGTTTCGCGAGCGCTTGGTGGTGGCGTGTTGCAAAGACGACAACGGGCAAGCAATCTTTTTGCCGGAGGACGTGCAGGCCATTGGGGCGAAGCGGGCCGACGTACTGGAGCGAATCGTAAACGTCGCGCAGCGGTTGAGCGGGTTCACGAAGGAGGACATTGAGGCCACAGTGGGAAACTGAGGCAGGACACCGAGCGGCGTTTGGCGTTGCGTTTGGCGGCGGCAACGGGGTGGCATGATGTGGACGCTATGCTGGACGCAATGACGCCGCAGCAGTGGCGTGAATGGCAGATTGCCGATGTTGTGGAGCCGGTCGGAGTCCGTGGGATCGAGTTGATTTTGGCGCGTATTGGTGAGCTGGTTGCAGGCTTTTGCGGGGCGCCAATGAAGGCTGCGGATTTTGCGCCGTGGTTGCCACGGTCAGAGGATCGGCAGTTGAGTCCTGCAGAGTCTGCCGAGGCGATAGGAAAACACCTGCAGAGATTGGCGGGCAGATAATGGCGAGCGTTGGCAGCCTGGTGGTCAATTTGGAGGCAAACACCCGAAGCTTCCAGCAAGCAATGCAGCGAAGCCAGCAGGCGTTGCAGTCGTTCGGATCTGCGGCAAAACGCACTGCCGAAGCCGCGCATTCACTGGATAGCCTGAGTGCGTCAAGGGAGCTTCCACAGCAACTGGACGCGGCAAGCAAACGCATGGGGGACTTAGGCGTTTCCGCACAGGCCGCAGCAGAGCAAGTGCGACGGTATGAGGAACTGGTGGACAAGGCTGCAGCAACTACGCACGCGGCATCCGTGGCGGCGACAATGCTCGGCAGTTCCGGCAATCTTGTGGCCACAGGCACCGCGACCGCATCGCATGGCCTGCACACGGTGCTGATCGGAGCGATTGCAGCACGCAGGACGCTGGAGTCATTGGCGTGGGTGTTTGGAGTCATTGCCGATGGTGCCAGAATGCTGCTGGTCCCGTTGCGGTTGCTGTGGTCTGCCGTGTCGATGCTGGCGCAGGCGGCAAAGGTGTTGTTGCTGCCGTTGAAGGCGGTGGCGGGCGTCGTGATGTTTCTGGCGCGGGCTATGCTGTCAGTGGTCGGGCCGTTCATCGGATTGGCAAGTGGTGCGTTTAAGCTGTTTGTGCAATTCAAGGCACTGCAGCTGCAAATCAAGATTCTGCGGTATTTGTTCGACCTGCTGCCCCCAAGACTCAAAGCGGTTGCAACCGCCCTGTTTGCCGTCGGGCTGGCCGGACGTGCAACACAAGGCATTCTGAGCCGGTTGGGATTCGTCGGCGCAGCATTGCAGGGCGTTTTGCGTGGCATTGCGTCGGCACTGCGTGCGGTCATCAATCCAATGGCCACGCTGGGCGTAGTGGCGAAGACAACAGGGGCTGCAATAAAGGCGTTTGTGTCTTCTGCATTGGGGCCGCTGGGGCTGGTGTTGTCCGGATTGGGTGCGGTGCTGGCCGGTGGTGGGATGCTGACACTGGCAGCAGACGCGGAGAAGTTGGCGATTCAGTTGGAGGTGTTGACCGGCAGCGCAAAAACGGCTGCCGAATTGGTGGACACGCTGAACACATTTGCCGGAGCCACACCATTCAGCAAAATGGACATCAAAGCGGCTGCTGTGCAGTTGTTGGGCGTGCAAACGCCAATTAAGGAGCTGACAAGCGATCTGGCGATGCTGGCAAACATTGCGGCAATGTCAGACAACAGCATTGGCGAATTAACACGCATGTTTGCACAGCTGCGAACGACTGGGACGGCAAGCCTGCAGGACCTGCAGGAGTTTTCGACACGCAACATCATGCTGATGCAGCATCTCGCGAAGCGGTTGGGCAATGTGGCAGCCGCAGCCAGTGCAGGGCAGATTTCATTCAACGACGTGCGGCAGGCACTGTACGAAATGAGTTTGCAGACGGATGCACTGAGCAAGCTAAGCGGCAGTTTGAGTGGGCAGTTTGCGCGGTTGAAAAACAACGTGCTGGTCGTTGCCACAGCAATAGGAAATCAGGCGTTGCCACACGCCACGAAATTGCTGGATTGGGCCAGCGACATGATCGAGTCAATCGGGGCGTTGGGTGACAAGCTGGGATTCTTTAAAGACGTATTGTTGGCATCGTTCGACGTGGCAATTGAGGGCATCAAACAAAAGTGGTCGGAGATGCTGGCGTGGTTGCAGGCCGAAGGCAAACGGCAGGCGATGGGCATAGCTGAGTCGGTGGTCATGTTTGTCCCGAACATGATCGGGACGGCAATCGGAAACGCAGTGAGGGGCAATAAGCCACGGGCACCAGTTGCGCCGCAGCCTACTGGGGTGGATCAGGCGGTGGCGCGACTGAATGACGTGCTGAGCCGACTGAAGCCACAGCCGAAACCCGAGGTGAAGCCAAATCTCAATTTGTTGCCACAACAGCCCGCCATGCCGAAGGCGGGTGCAGCATCGTTTTTTGAACGAGCTGCGGATTTCGGAAAGCAGCTGTTTGGGGCTGGCGTGAATGTGATGCAGCAGAAAGCGTTCCAAGGGGCCGCGATGCTGAATCAGTTTTCGGGTATGTTTGGGCAAAGCGAATCAAAGCCACAGCAGGAGCAACGGTTGGCCGGTGCCATGCAGAAAGGCAGTGCAGATGCTTATTCCGCAATCGTCACGGCAATGATGGGCAAGCGTGATCCGCTGCTGGCAGCGACGGAAAAACAGACAAAGGCGACGGTGGAGCCGCTGGTGGATATCGTCGAGCTGATTAAGGGCGGCGGAGTGATTGGCAAGATCAAAGAATTCGTCGGGGTGCCGTGATGGCCGTTACAAATTTGGGTGAAGATCCTGGCGGCAGGACCGCCACGAACACAAAGGGCGTGCGGACGTATTCGCGCCGGTGGAAATTGGAGACGTCCAGCAAATCGGACGACGCATACACGGTCGGCAGCGCGTCAGGATTGCCGTTGATTGGATCGGCGCATCCGTCGGATGCTGGGGCGTTTTGTGTGAGCCTAAATGTCAGCAATGATGATCCGTGGAAGGGCTGGAAGGTCACGGCGGAGTATTCGAGCGAATACGAACTGACAACAAATCCAATCAACGATCCAGCAGTTATTACGTGGGGAAGCGAACAGTTTCAGAAGGTGGCCGTCGAAGACACGAGCGGACACGCAATCCTCAACAGTTTTGGTGATTATTACGATCCGCCTGCAATGATGGACGACAGCCGCAGGACTGTCACCATCACAAAAAATCTGGCGGCGGTGCCGAGCTGGATCTTGAGTTATCAGGACGCCGTGAATTCTGACGCATTCACGATCGACGGGTTCAACGTGGCAATCGGTAAGGCCAAAATGCAATCGGTGACGGTGGCGGCTAAGGAAAAGCGCAACGGCACGTCATTT